CGGTCATTACGCAGCAAGGCATAGCAGCCCTGTTACTGCTCAGGTTACGCCTGAGCAGTTCACCCGAACCGCCGCAACCGCATTGATTGAAAATGCGGATTTGCAAAAAGCCGATAAGCAATCACTGGTGCTGGCCTTAACCCGTTGCGCCAAAGACGGACTTATGCCTGACGGACGAGAAGCTGCTCTGATTGTCCGTAGTACCAAAGTCAATAATCAATTTGTGAAAAAAGCCGTCTACATGCCGATGGTGGACGGTGTTATGAAACGTGCCCGTCAATCCGGTCAGGTAGCCAATATCATTGCAAAGGTTGTCTATTCACAAGATGAGTTTGAATATGTGATTGATGAAAACGGCGAGCATTTAACCCACCGTCCAGCGTTTTTTGATGGTGATGAGGTAGTAAAAGTCTATGCCTTCGCCAAACTCAATAGCGGTGAACTGGTTGTTGAAGTGATGAGTCGCGCTGACGTGGAAAAGATACGCGATACAGTGAAAAGCGCAAAAGACTACACAAGCCCTTGGGTGAAGTGGTTCGACAGAATGGCACTCAAGACAGTGATTCATCGCCTCGCTAGACGGCTTCCTTGCGCCTCTGAACTATTTTCGATGTTTGGGGTATACGAAGATGCAAATTCAACAGAAAAACCGCTCAGAATGGCTCCTACTTCGTTTAAACGGCTATCGATGAGGGATATTATCCGTGAGCGAAACGAAAAACTACGTCAAAAAGAAGAAACGGCGACAGATGTACAACCAGCAACTAATCCAAAATTGGACGCCGTATTAATCGCCCTCGACGATGCCACCGACGAAAAAAACCTTGCTGAAATCGTTGAGCATTGTACCCTGTTGTCCGCTGAGTTGTCTGAGGACGAAAAAATACAGCTTCGTGAAAAGATTAAGACTAGCAAAAAGCGGTTAATTCCAACCAACAAAGATAGCAATGTTTGGATGGCAAGACTGGCAAACGGTACGGGTGACGCTTGGCGATTTCGAGATGGTGAAATAGTCCACGGATTTTTCGAGGCTGAGAAAAAAGCCAAAGAGGTGGGCGCAGTATTGGAAAAACCGAGTCCTTACCGATTTAGTCCGAGTCATTAAAGTAAAAATGCCCCTGAGGTAAATAGGGGCGTTATTGCTAAAGCTGGATTATGATGTCTTAAATGTAATGATTAATATAGCGGGTTTGTTTGCCATAATTCAATCTGACGCGAGCAATTATTGAAGATATCCGATGAGTAAAAAATTCACCCCAACGCCCCATGATGCGGTATTTAAGCAGTTTTTAAGTGAAAAAGAGACCGCTAAAGATTTCTTTGATATCTGGCTACCGGATGAGATTAAGGCACTGTGTGACTTAGATAGCCTCAAAGTGGAATCTGGCTCATTTGTTGATAGTGAGATGAAAAACTACCAGAGTGATATCCTGTATTCTGTCAAAACAGAAAAGGGACAAGGTTATCTCTATCTGCTGATTGAACACCAATCAACCCCTGACAAGCTCATGGCATGGCGACTCATGCGCTACAGTATGGCTGCCATGCAAAAGCATTTAGAGGCTGGTCATAAAGAGTTGCCGCTGGTTTTTCCCATCCTGTTTTATTGCGGTGAGAAAAGCCCTCATCCGTATAGTACAGACTGGCTAGACTGCTTTAGTGGCAGAGATATTGCCGAAAAGATATACACCAAACCGTTTAAGCTAGTCGATGTCACCACGCTTGATGACGGTGAGATTATGCAACATAAGCGAATGGCGTTATTGGAGCTTATCCAAAAACACATTCGAAGACGGGATATGGCCGAGCTACTGAATAGTATTGTTAAACTGTTGTCGTATAATTATTATACTGATAATCAAGTTATTACTATGTTTAACTATCTAATCCAAGAAGGCAATGCTGAGCAACCAGCAAAGTTAATCAAAGAGATAGCCAGACAGACAGAGAAACATGAGGGGGCATTGATGAATATTGCACAAGGTATACGAGAAGAAGGCATACAACAAGGCATACAACAAGGTATGCAACAAGGCATACAACAAGGCATACAACAAGGTATGCAACAAGGCATACAACAAGGTATGCAACAAGGCATACAACAAGGTATGCAACAAGGCATACAACAAGGTATGCAACAAGGGAAAGTTGAGGGCGAAAAACAGGCTTCCATGAAGATAGCGCGCCAAATGCTCGAAAGTGGCATGGATAGACAATCGGTGATGAAATTTACGAGCTTAAATGATACTGAAATGAGCAACCTGTTTAAAGATTAAACCATGACAGAACGCCAAAATTTAAGCCTTAATCGTCCTAGAAAGCTTTCATCGGAAGAACATCACAAAAGTGACCTTGCTTACCGTAAAAAGGTCTGGGTAAAGGCTGCGTCAAAAAAACAGAAAAAAAACCTCATCCTTCGAAAGCCGTAAAACAGCAGCCCAAGCAGACGGTTGTTAAACCCAAACAGGAAGTGAAGGTTAAAACACCTAAATCACCCACACCGTCTAAAAAGCGATTACCGTTAAATGAGGCAATTTCACAAATTAGCACGTTTTGGCCTTATCTTTTCCCTGATGGCAAGCTGTGCCCAATGAAAATTGGCATCCAGCAGGATATGTGGCAAGAGGTGAAGGAAAAGGGCTTACCGATAGCGAGAAGGCGTTTAAGAGCCTGTTTGGGTAGTGTTGGTCATCACGCCGATTATCGCGCACTTATCCAGTTAGGCGCATTTCGTTATGACAAATCCGGTCAGATAGTTGGCGAGGTCACCCAAGCGGATGTTGAGGATAATTTGCAACGTTTAGCACGGCGAAATAAATCAACCAATTCTTTTCTGTCATGCTGATTTGGCGTTGGAAAGCTACTCAATCCGGTTTTTTCGGCCAGTCAATATCGGGTGCAGTTGAAACATCCGTACGGTTCACAAAAACCCGATATTTTTTCCAGGCTATCAGTCGTTTTTTCTCGTCTTCGGTGGCCATTTCTAAATCGACTGCATCTTGAAGGGGTGCAATTTCACGAGTGGCATCATATAATTTTTGTTGTTTGATGCCTTCTAATTTTTGTCTTTCTGCTAATTTTTCAGCTTCTGCATCCTTGACCCACTTTTCACCATCCCAAACATCATATTCGCTTTGAGGGGCTAATGATGTTAAATATTCCGGTACCTTACCTAATTTTTCAAGGGTGACAGATTGACGGCTTTTCGTATCAAACAAAACCAAACCGCGATGATCTTCCTGATATTCCCATTCCTGATTTTGTTCATTAAAAACAACAGCGAAACCTTCCTTTTTGTCAATTGGTTTTTTCTCAGTATGAAAAGGCAGTATGTCATGAGTTTCATCCGTGTAAGCATCGCAAGGACCCAGCAACTCATGTGTATCACTCGTGTAGGTATAGGCTTTAAAAATTCTAAACATTTTTGATTCCTTAACTGATTCTGTACCAGCCCATTAGCGTAATAAAAGCATTCGTTATATTAATTTCGCTACTACTTCCCGTCTTTCCCGTTGTACCTGAAACAGAATGGGTGTGTGCACCGATAGTAACAGTATGTGAGTGGTTCCCCGCTTGTGATGTATTTTGAGCCCTTGGTTTCCATTGATTAGGATTACCGTCATCGCCTCTTGCATTCCATGGGTCACGTACAACGCCTGCAAAATTATGTGCATGATTACCCGTTGCATTCGTATTTTTAGTACCATAATCATAGCTACTGGTTGTTGCTGAAAAAGTGTGCCCGTGAGCGGGTAATTGGGCTTCTGTCAGCTTAATAGCATCAGCGCCTCCGGTAGTGAATACATTAGAACCATCTGCTTTTGCTAAACGAATGGTTTTATTTTCACCAATGTATTGCCATTTTGTATTTGGAAATAAGGTATTGGGATTTTTATTTTGAGCAAACCAGACAACAATCCCTACCGGATAAATTCCGTCAATACTTACGGTTTTCGCCAAGTCATAAGCGGCTTTGACGGCTTTGGGTGTGGCGGCCAGCGTTTCATCATTGCTGTCAGTGGCGCTACTTAACCGTGTGAGACCGTGTTGAGTGAGCGACGCAACGAGGATAGCAAAAATAATCTGTGAACCATCGCAACGGATAACATTTCTGCCACTGGGCAGTACAACACCAGTCCCTGACAGGGGTTTACAGGTCAGGGTGAAATTCCCCTGACAGTGATTGGTGACAGTCCAGTTTCTTATCCATGGCGGGAAAATTACGGTGGTATCAGCAATAAGATTGCCACTGAAGACCAGTTCTTCTTTTGCGGCCTGTAAGGTAGTCAAGGTTATCGTGCCGGTTTCCAGTCCGGTTATACTGGTGATGCCGTAACTATTCACGGGTACCCACCCTGTTGCGGAGGCATCCAACACTTCCGGATTGGTCGTATTCCCGTCTATTGTATTTAGCCAAAAACCGTCATTCGTGGAATTGGGCACTTTCGCCCCCGCCGGATAACCACCAATCGCCGTGGCAAAATCGGCATCAAAAGGGTAACCCGCGCCCGCATTATGCCAACGATAGCCGGTGTATAGTTCGTTAAGTGCCTGATTCATGTCACGGCCATCAGGGGGCAAGCCGCCTGCGGCTTTAATCGTCATGGTAATGGGGGGAAAACCGGCATCATAAGAAGCCTGATTACTGCCGGTTGGCGTTTTCGCCGTTAAATCACGCCGTGAACCATTCGCCCCAAAGGGCACCGGTTTACGAGCGGGCAAGTCTGTTTTTTTCATAAAATACTCCAAAAAATTCTACTGGATGATTAACGTCCCGCCGTAAAAAACGTCCCCTCATTAAACGGATAGGCATCCTCGGCAAAGCCAAAGTAGGGGGCGACGACCTGATTGATATTCATCAGTACCCCAGAAGGTAACGGGGTGACCTCGCTGTTTCTCAATACTGACAATTCAAAGGGTTCTAGGGGAAAGGCGGTGGTAATACCAATAGTCATGTCACGATAATTCACACAAAACGCCTCGCCACGTTCCTTAAACAGAAAACGTAAGAAGCGATTGATTTCAGGAATAGTCGCAATACTGATGTTAGAAAACGCCTTGCTGAGTATCAGGCTTCGATAAGCGTTGTCCGCTAGCCGGATTTTTCTGGTTTCCTGCACACCCGCGTAATAAGGGGCATCACTGAACGGGGTGGGATAATCCGCTTTTCCTTCGTCTGCCTGCGCAAACCCAAACGCGCTGTTATCGACTTCCGCCGTGATGTAACGTGAAATGTTGACGATTTTCCCCCACATATCCAGACCAAAGCGGTTGCAGGTGGTGATATCCCACACTTCATCAAGAAACCGGTCAGTAAAATCCTCCAGACTCACCGCCTGCTCGAATGTTGCGATGACAGACAGCAATTTCTGGCTGGCACTGTACTGGTTTAGCACCGTTTTTTGCCAACTCATTTTAACTCCACGTGAATGTTATCGGCTTGCAAAACGGGGACTTGCGCCACGCCTGGTGTTAACGCAGACAGCCAGTTTTTGCCGTCTTGGGATATCATTACTGATACGACACTCACCGAATAAGGCTCAATCGCAATAATCGGCGCGTAGTATTTACCCACATTCAGGGTTGCCCCTATACCCGCACGTTGAATGCCTTCTACCTCGCCATTAAACACGCGAATAACTGTTTTTTTAACTTGCCCGGTAATGTCACAGGGAGGATTGAGACTTTTATCAATGTTGACGGAAAAATAGACGCTTAATGGGGTGGCTCGCTGCCACTGCATCACATATTGCGGGTAAGGCGGCGAGTAGTTCTCTTTATCATAAACAGTAAAGGTGGTATCCCCATTCATGTCCGCGCCAGGATTGTAATACTGGAAGATCGTCTCGGCGATATCGGTATCGTTGCCACCATTCACACAAATAAAAACGGAATGCGGTTTAACCGGATAAAGAGTCGTGCCGATAGTGACCGTCTCCCTTGTTCGGTTTGACCAGACATACGCATCCGTCACACCTTGGGTTTCCAGTAGGGCCGCTTTCATCGCACCATCGGTATTACGACCGTTGCGCGCCACTGATTGGCGGCGGCGTGTTTCAAAGGCAATGCGGGATTCTACCTGTGACCCGACACGGGCCGGTGTGTCATTGGTGATGGCGTCCCACCCTGAAACAGAGCTAAAAATTTGCGTTAATTCCCCCGTGGCGCAGGCGATGGGGCCATGCGTCGTGTTCTGGAAGGGGATTTTTACCGTGCCGCTGGCAGGGATGGTTGCTTCGCTCACTGAACGCCACAAATAACCGGCCTTATCCTGGGCGGTACTGCCTGCTGGGATACGGGTGCCGACTTTGCCCGTGCAGGTGGCCATGACAACGCTACCCTGACCAGGAATACGATTGAGAAAATAGATGCGCCCTATTCCATCCTGAAAGCGCCCGCTCGCAAAATCGGGGTTAATCTGGTTGAACAGGCATAATAATTTGTCGTAGACCTGCGCCAGTATTTCGGTCTCACTCTGGGCTATCTGTCCTTGGGGGGCGCTCAGTGATTGACTGGCATGGCCGCCCAATATGCCGACAAAATCCGTCAGCCGTCCGGCGAGCACGTCCGCGATATCCGGCACCGACACCCCGTTTTCGGTTATCGTGACATCAGGTACCGCGGTTTTCACTGTGGTCATAATATCACCTCCAATCGGTTATTCTCGTTATCCGTGACGCGAATGACACCGCGCAGTTTCCGACTGGCCTTATCCAGCCTGACGCTTGCTATTGCCTGGTTAACAACGGGCAGTTTTTCGGCCTCAACTTGTAGTTTTTGCGCAATAAATCCGGCAGTGGGTCGTCTTCCGAGGACTTCCTCCTTCCATGGAATGCCGAGTGAACGGTCAAAATAACATTCACCCATAAATACCAGACAGGCCGAGGCCACATCCTGGGCTACCGCGGCAGGGGTGGTCACTATTGCCAAATTGCCTTCACCGTCTAGCGTTAAATCCCACGCCTTATCCAGTTTTAGGGTGCAATAGGTCATAGCGTGTGCTCCGGTTTATCCGATGTGACACGGCTGCTGCCGCTTTCTACCCCGTTCACATGATGATAATGGCTGTTGTAAGCTTCCCGCAGCGCTTTGATGCTGGCCTGTTGCGTACCGACATTATCGGTGATGTCACCCGCCGCCGTGACATTTCCGGTAAAATGCGCTTGGGGCGTATCGAGGATCACCCCAGAAGGGGCCTTGATAGTGGCCTGCTGACAGTGGATTTCAATGTTTCCTGGACTGGTGATATTTATTCGGTTATCCGCAAATTCAATAAACTGGGTCGGTGGCATATTCAGCAGTCCACCCATGTAAATGCCGTCGGCGCGGTTGTGTCTACGGCGAGTAGACGGTAATGCGCTCTGGCGGGTTGCCCTGACACGGCGGGTATCACGGTCACAAATTAATAGGTGACCAATATCCCCCACGACCGGATTCATGATGAGGGCACTGTTCCCCCGTTGCAGGCGAAATACCGGAATGGCGTAAATTGGGGTACTCTCCATCAGGACACCCCGCGTATCAGGATAAGCCAGCAGGGGGCGGACATCCACCACCAGATTGGGCGCTTCACCGTGTAACGCAATCACCTGAACAATTTCACAAAAAAAACAGCCGGCAAGAAGCTGACTGAAGGCATGCATAAAGGTGTTTGCATCATTACCGGATGCGTCACGGTTGTTTGTTTCTCTCATAAGCTTCAACACTCACTGCGTTACAGACACTGTGCCAGTTTCCCCCTTGCACCCAGGAAGAAAGAAAGTGTTCGACACCCGTTAACAGGTAGAGACCACTGGCACCCGGTAACGACGTATCAAGCGATACCGATCGCCCAAATGCCAGCAAGGGGCTGTACTGTGTCTGAAAGGTTAATCCATTCGCGTTGTGGATCGGATACCCTATCAAGCCATTTTCCGCCGAAATCTTCGGCATAACCGCATCCCTTGTTTTCCCAGCAGGCCAAACATGGATGATTTTTCCCACCGGTTGAAATTCCAGCCGATGAGACAGGCAAATGGCGGCTATCTGAGCAAAAACACTGCCGGCGTAATACGGGTTGGATTCGGTTAAGCCGCCCAATAAATTGGGTTGAAACGTATAGCCGTTCTGCTGACATAACGAATCGAGTAAATCACTGACATTCACGACACCCGTGCGTGAAATCGGCGGAATGACTTTAGCACGGAGGTCACTGGCGGCCAGCGCTTGAATGACAAACGGAGATTCGGGCATCGTATTCATATTGGCATAAGCAGATCTGACGGCGCCCTCGAATATCAAAATATCCCCACTATAGATAGCTATGTCAAATTGTCGTCCATCGAGCACCAGCGAACTGTAATCTTTTGGTGACAACATCCCGATGAGTTCTAAACTTAACCCATAGAGGGCGCACTCTGCCTCAACGCCGCCGTATCCGCCGTAGCTATTGGTTCTGACAAAGGATTTAACGTTATCCAAGGTTAATTCTTCTATCTGGCCGTTGCCCGTATCCAGAGAGAACGCAAACTTAAGCGTTTTTTTGCTGTACATTTCCATCCTCGTAAAAAAGAAACCATCGACTCCCTAGACCGTGCCAACGCGGGTCTTCTTGCCCTTGGGTATCCACGAAGAATAAATCACCGGTGAAGCCGAGCCAGGCATAGCGTACAAGGCGCGTGCCATGCAGACAGGGGACGCCCTGGACAACAGGTATTCCCTTTACCGTCAAATCCAGGTAGAGGGCACTTTCATGCTGCGTCAGCCGTAAAGTACATTCCTGGCCGTTAAGGGTGAGGTTGATACGTTGAGATTTTACGGGGGAAAGCATTATCGTGCTCACAATACGGCGCCTTTGATTTTTTTCCACAGCGCACCGGATTTCTGGCTGACGCTGCCACTGATACGTGAAGCCGACTGATGAACGGTGTCCATGGCACTGCGGAAGCTGCCATTCACACCGGCGGTAGCTGAAGCTCGCTGTGGTCCGATTGAATTTTTCAATGCGTCCCACGTTTTACTCAGCTCGTCCAGTGTAGACATTTTTTCACTGCCATTGACATCGATTGGGCAGGTACCATAGGGGCTACGCGCGACTAAATCCCCCGTCGGTTTATTGGCGGACTGAGGGGTATTTAATACCACTTCCATTTGTTGGATCACCTCCTGAAAGATCAGCGCTACCGTCAGTAAGGTGACCCCCGCCTGCGCACTGACCCGATAGCTATAATCCGTCAGGTCAAAACTCGCATAATTGCCCTTGGGGGTCTCAATATCGTACAAATCGGTTGTTTTGAGCATAGTGCCAATCGTTTGCAGCGTCTCATTCTGACTGATTAACGTCAGGTCAAAGAGATTCGGTATCACACTGCTAAATCCACTTAACCCCGAAATAACGACTTGGCACGTTATTCGGGTGGGTTGATAGATTTTATTGATCGACTGATACCGGCCTTTCTCGATGGGGGCGTTAATGATGCTAGCCTTGCCTGTCGGCTGAAATACCGACATACCACTGAAATTAAGGGCAACCTCGGCGGAGCCGTGTTTACGTATCACATACGCGGGATGCAGCACACTGTCAATGATGGATAACGGCGAGCCGCCTGATACCGAATTCAGTACATCCGCGAGGTTGAAATCAAAAATAGTCATCAGTACATCCCGTTATTCAGTGTCGTATTCATTCGGTGGCGTTTTGCCTGTTCTTCAATAGACTGTTGAAGCTGGTTAACCGTCTGCGGATGGGTCATCACATTCACGGTGTTAATATGAGTTGAGTGCGTCTGACGGTTATCCGTCGTTTGAGCCGCAATCGCTGCTGGCGGCGCAGAGGCTTGTTGAACGATTTGGTGGTAGTTTTCCAGTACTTTTTGGGGATAGTCGAGGGTTTCCTGCTTAAGCGGTTGGCCTTTACCAGCCAGGTAGTTATCGATGCGCCCTTGTCCGGCGTTATACGCCATCAGCGCCAGTTGGGTATCACCGTTATAGTGCCTTAACAATCGGCTTAGGTGGATTTGTCCCGCGGCATAGGCTTTTTCAGGATCGAAGCGTTCCGCCGGTGTTAACCCTAAATCCCTTGCCGTATTTGGCATAAGCTGCATCAGGCCTGCGGCGCCGGCGCGTGAAACCGCGTTCGGATTGCCCTGGCTTTCTGTCCTTGCCACGGCTGAGGTTAATGCGGGGGTGGCTTGATAACGCGGATCGATCCACTTCCCCTTTTCCCAGTGTGCGCCGCCCGTTTCCCCAATGAGGGCGTGGCCAAAATCACCCCATGTTTTTGCTGTTCGGGCTGCCTGGAAGGCGTCATAGTTCCCGAATAACGCATTTAATCCTTTATCGATAACAGGTTCACCAATATAAGCTAATGCACCCGCCCAGCCTGCTTTTCCGATAACAGAATGACTTCCCGCCACTTTGGCTATTTTACTTGCGCCATATAGCGCCACAACATCTTTAAGGGCGCGATCAGTTCCGCCAAGTGCTTCGGTCACTTTCTCTGCACCCGCCGAAATCCCCTGAAAAAAACCGGTAATATCATTGCCATGGGCGTTGATCCAATGGCTAAAGGCGTCCAGTTCTTTAACCATCCCAGGGCCAAAGGCGGCCAACAGGCTGTTTTTCACGTTCTGGGTGGACTGATCCAGATCGGCCATTATGCGTTGAAGCTGACGAGCGGTCGCGATGCTCGCTTCACTGACATTCGAGCGCTGTTCAAGCGCTTTGTGCCTTTTGTCGAAATCCGGTGAACGGAACAGGTTGACTGCCGCCGGCGAATAACCCAGTCGTTGCCCCCAATTTTCCGCCTGCGCCAGAGAAATACGCCGAAAGGCGGCCGCCAGACGGGACAACATTTCATCGTTATTTTTGCGCCGAACAGGTCTGAACCTGTGGCACGGTTGAAATTGATTAAATCGTAGTCGGGCGAAGATCCCGGTATGGGGTTAGTTAGCTGATTTTTTGCCTGATTTAAACGCATCAGGATAGCGTTAATTTCTTCTTTAGAGCTGCCCGCACCCTGTGCCTGAACCCCCCACGCATCCGCCGATTTAGCGCTAATGCCTAACCAGGTGGCGTTATTGGAGAGGGCTACCAGTGAATGCGTGGTAGAAACAATCATCCGGCGGGTGGCTTCGATGCCCAACGATAACCCGAGAAATTTGGCGAACCCCAATTGGGCGGTTTTGAAGGCGCCGCCTGACGTTTTCCCAAAGCGTGCCAGGCTTTTCGATAATCCATCCACCCCTTTCACGGATTTTTTACTGGATTTTTCGCTGGTTTCCCCCAGTTTTTCTATCTTTTCGTCCAGGTCGTTAACACGCTGTGCCGCTTCGTCAGAAAACTGAATAATCAGCTTTTTGCCTTTCATCAGTTCGTCGGTTTTCACTTTAACCTGATAGACCAGTTCTTCAATAATCACGGTTTTTTCTCCCAGTGATCCCGCCAGATGCGTTCATTGTGGTTTTCTACTGCCAGTATTTCGGTCAGGTCATATAAGTCGTGCACGGATAACACCGTCTGAAGCTCAGTGATACTGGCTTTTCCGGAGAGAATGACGGTCGTCAACACGGGAGAAATATTCACAGTAGAAACCAGGTTAGGCGGTAACGCCTGTTGTCCAATAAACGGGAAATTCAACGGGCGGCGAGTGTTAAAAAACCAAAGTTCAATTCAAACACTTTATCTTTCAGGGTGCGGATAGTGGATACCTCTTCAAAATCAAACGGTTTGATGTCCCGATAGCCGGTATCGACACTGATTTTCACGGTGGAAAGCAGTCTTGAACTGATTGAAGCGGCCATTTCCGTAGAGGTAGCCGAGAGGACACTCAGCCCCAGCGTCGCCAAACCGGCACAGCCCATCGCGATGACATCCGTTGGGATGCTGCCAAAATCGGCTGTCCCCATCGCGCGGTAAATCTCCTGCGCCAGTTCTTCAGCTTCCCAAGCGGACATCTCGGTGATGAAGAAGGTTTTTCCTTTGTCACGGTTATTTTCTTCCACCGTCCAGGTGATTTCTTTTCTGGCCATTACATGGGGCTCCGTGTGACGGACTCAAAGTGAAAAACGGCGGGTCTGGCCTGTAATATACGCTGTGCCGGCGGCGTCGGCGTCCAGGTGTACAAGATACCGTTCACAAAGTTGTATTTTATTTTTATCGCCGGAATTGCAATCACCATGTTGCAGGGAATTTGGCAATCGCCGCCCGCTCTGCTGCGTACCAATCATCAATATGGACGCCGGTTGCTGAGGACGCCAAGAGATTCAAGGTGAACTCAACCGGATTAAAAATAAATCCTGCATGATACTTGCCGTCAGCGGACATCACGTCTTCCGCATTCTGCAAGGCGGCCGTTTCAAACATGCTATCGGCCGCATAATCCTCCGCATAAAATCCAGCGGGATAGTAAGCCGGCACGATGATGTGAACGGAGGCGTTCGCACTGGTTATATCAATAGCCATTTTATATCACCTCAAAGAATATCGATTGCTGACATTTGCACCGATTGAACAAGCTGACCATCCACATAGTAGAAGGTTGCTCCCTGTAGTTTCCGCTCTAGTCGGGATGAACCTGTCTGCACCGGAATATAGAAATACCAACCCGCTGAAAACAGCGTTGCGCTCATGTCACGTCCAACGGCGCTGTTGACTTGGGTTAACTGTGACTTGTCCAGCAGTACGCCTGCCCGAAGCGCGCCAAAATTTTTAGCGGCCGTAGCGACATCGATGACGGCTGACGATAGGGCCGTATAGCCACTATCATTGAACGGGTAGGACTGATTAGCGGTGAACAGATTAGCAAAGGCGGCCACCAGATTTGCCCTGATCCACACCTGATCGATGAAACTATCCAACCAGACATATTGTCCGGTTATCTTCCCATCGGAAACATAATTGGCGAGTGTTTTGTTTTGGCCGTAAGCGCCGTAGTAGTTATACCCATTCGATTCGAGCGCTTGCGTCGTGGCCAGATCGCTGACATTGGCGGCTAGCCCGCTGAACTGTCTGAATTTGAACGAAACGCGGCCATTAGTCCGCGCGAAATCCAGCGAGGCGGCATAAGCCAGGGCAATTACAGCGTAACGGTAGTCTCCGTAGACCGGAAATACACCGGCATAGTTATTCGCTTTCACGATTTTCTGGACAAAACAGTTAGCATTATCACGCACGGTTGCTGCCGCGGAATTATCCCACAGCGCATAGAAATAGCGGTTTTGCTGCGCACTCACCCACGAACATAAATTCTGGTTCTGTTCATCTGACAGGGCTGTAAGGGTCATCACGCCGATCCAATCCTGATTCTGGTTAATGATGCCATTCATCGTATCGATAAGTGATTGTGCTGATACGCCCTGTGAGGGGATGGCGCCGGCCTCTGCGGTCAGTTTTAGACCGGTAGCAAGGGTGCTTTTTTCCATATCCAGGACGGAACTTGACGAACCTGTCGTTACTGAGCGGATAATGAATCTTGCTGCCTGTGGCAACCATTCTACCGTCACAGAAGCCCCAATAGCCGTCTGCAACACCGTTGCAATATCGCTCATCGTGGTAGCGGTATTGAAATCAACTGCTCCACTAGTTACTGGCTGACCGTCAACCTTCAGTTTCACCTTGCTCGTCGGCGATTTCATTGTCTCCAATGAGACCCCCGCAAGGCTGCCGGATAATAGCCAACCGGATGCGTCTTCTAACGCGAGGCGGGACATCAACAGCGCGGCAGGTAAAACGGTGGCATTGTCATAGCCACTAAAATACAGCGTCGCTGCCTGATATTCGCGACTGTGCGTTCCCAGCAGGTCTGCGACTTCCTGCGCACTACCGAAAGTGCTAACCGTGCCTGTAGGGATCAGTGGATTATCGGTCAGCATCAGGCCATTGGCATCCAAGGCTGTTCCTGCCGGCGATATCACATTAGCGGTGATACTAAAATCTTTAGAAAGTGGAATTTTGCTCATTTATCAACCTTTTTAACGGAAATATCCGTCTTGTCGAAATAGTCCTGAGATACGTTGACAACAATATGCACCTGTAAGGACAAGGTGAGGGTATATCTTGCTTCCCACTGGTGTTCACTGTTTAACATACTGGTCTGCAAAGCAGCACTGGCATAAAGTGGAGCAAGACGTTCATCCAGCGCCTTGATTCGGGAATAGCCGTAATCAGAAGCAAACAATGTTTCAACACGAATGGATCGGTCACCGGCATTTTCACCGTAAATGTCGAGCTGAATATCAGCTTGCCTTACTTCAGTCCAGTTCATCGTACTGGTTTGAGGGTTTCCGCTGTCATGGGCAATCCCTCTCGCCGCCGACAGCCGGATAAATCGCAATGGCGTGAGAACACAGAAGATATCGCTCGGCATGGGATTCCGGTTATCCTGAGCCTGCCAGACCGTACCTGCAATCGGTTCAATGAAATCGGCCAACGTGTCAATGACCTGATTGACCGTATAATCATTCATCCCCCTCCCTGTCCGTTTGGAGACACACTAACAGCCGACACCAGTCCGGCCACAATTCAAGCGGTTCAATCACCAGCCAGGTATCCCCCTCAATGAGGAATAAATCGCCACCGGTCTGTTGTTTTCGGTTAACCGACCAGAAGTTTCCGTTAACGTGAATCGATTTGAATATGCCGTGGATATTCAATCCGTCCACATGCTGCAAATCCCCTTTCGACAGGGGTTGCAACTGAATGACGATATGTTCATCGGGAAGGTATTTGGGGATGCGTGTCCGGCCTTCACCGACTGTCCAACCATCAGAACGGCGGACTATTGCAGCAATATCAGGGTTAACGGCTCGAATAGCCGAACGAGTGAGATTATGAAGATTCATCATCCACCACCACCCAGTATTTGACTGACTCCAGCATGTGATGTGTATCAACCAGCGGTTTGTCAGTGAAGTTTTTTGGTTTGTGAGTCCGGTGCTTTCTCACATAAAGCGTGGTTTCAGAAAGCGGCGGATCGGTGAGTGTCAATATTGAATCTTTAATATTGCTGACGACTTTTTCACCTAATAATTCCGCCGCTTCTTTAGCATTAACACCGGCGCGCATGGACGACGCCAGATAGGTTGACCAGTCTTTTTGATGGGCTGAAATAGCGTTACGGAAGAAAGGGCGCGGTGGCTGGTTATTCCCAGGATTGCCAAATTCGTTCATGTAAGCCACTTCAGCAACCCGACGGCCTTCTGGATAGCTTACCTCTTTTGGAAAGCCGACTTTCAACGTCAGGTCATTAAGCTGCTTTTCCTGTGCGTCCAGAAACGCTTTTATCTTCCCCGCCATCAACTGCACCCCACCTCAATACCTGGGAAATAGGCAAACATCCGGTAGGGCTTGGTCAGTTGCCAAAAAAGCTGTCCCCACTTTGATTGGAAATACCAGGCTTGCGAGTAAGGCAATCCCTGCCCGACATCAAGCGACACGGAGACACTGCCTTCTGCTGCATTCGCAACCCGACCAATCATACCTGACACCCCTGACCCGTTTCCGTTATCATCGCCAAAGGTGATATCACAAAGATGGGCCGTCAGCAGATAAAGCAAACTTTTTCGCTTTGGGATAGCCTGCTCCAGCGAAAAATTTGCGTTATCGAACAAAGCCTGAGCAAAATCAAATAGCATTTTCAACTGCTCATCCTTGACCTTGCGGTAGAGGGGATATTGTTCTCTGAATTCAAAAACATCAAACGCCACCACAGCCATATTATGCCTCCGTGGGTTTGACGGTTGCCTTTTTCGGGTTAATCGGTTCTAAACCGGTTTTGACCTGTGCTCTTTCCTTAGCGGCTGAGGAAAAACTTTTTTGATCAGTGACCTTGAAGATTAACCCCTTTTCGATAAATCCCGCCTGCGCGTAGGTTTTTGAAAATACATTGAACCACGCCTCATCCACGCCTTCGGTTATGCCAAAACCGCCATAAATGGCGCAAGCGTTAGCCCCTTTCAATTCAATAGTCTCATTCTTCACGGTGGCTTTCAGTCCATGGGGGAGTTTACAGCCGACAATAATTTTTCCCATAATCATATCCCCAACATTTGAGCAAAAAGCATGGGTTGTGTGATCACCGTGCCATACGTACTGGCCGCCACTTTCTGCGACCAGCTTGAGTGTTGCTGAAGAAGCGGAAATGCCCGATATTTTTGCGAATTCGCCACATAGCAAACAGGCTGTCCCTGATAGCTGCGCACGAACATCTGTATTAACTCACCGGCATCGGTACTCAATTGTGGAGCCGTTTCAATGCGTAGATTGGGGAACGCTTTTTTGATCAAGTCCTCAAGCGAGGTGGCCATGATTTCATTAGACGATTTGAGATACACAGAGGCTTTGTTTGACAATACCAGCGTCAGGGAGGAAGCCATATCGACACCGTCACCGACCACCCCATTCGTTCGTCCTACCAGGTCACTGTAGAGTGCCAAAATATCGTTGTAACGCTGCTGGATGGATTTATCTTCCCATTTCGTTTTACCACTCACCTTGGTTGGTGTGATCGGCGTGGGAAGCTGAGGGTTATTTAATGCGCCGTAGTTAACGCCTTCAACCCCAAAAAAGGCAAACCGGTTGTAATCCTGGTTAATCGTGTTGGCGGCCGCCATCTGTTTTTCAGCAGCATAGTTGATCATCGCCAGTCCCATGCGCGCCGATTCTAAATCGCCATAGGTGATCATCGTCTGAAAACGATATTGGCGGATGGGTTCAAATTGCAGGTTAACCTGGTTTGCCCCGTTTTCGTTATAATCGCCATAGGAGGAGATATGACCACTGTATTCAGCGCGGGGAATTTCCCAGAAATCGTGTTGCCACAATCCGATTGTGCGCTCGCCGTAAATTTCCGTGGCACGGGTTGGGGCAAATACCGTTCTGATAACGTTCGGATCGATACCCCCCGCGACGATGGCAGGAATACTACCATTGGTCAAAGTGGAGGGTAACGGCTGGGCATCATTGGCCAGATACAAACGGTTGACTGAAGCAGGTAACGTCACCCCCCCTTCTTTAGCCCGTTTCATGAGTGCGTGGAAATCATTGTGTGTTAATTGCGCCATCGTATTAGCTCCAGCTTGACATGATAAAAATTTCACCCACCGCGGCGGCGGTCATCACTTTAAAAGGGGTTTCGATAAATCCGTCTTTCGTCGTCCCTGCGTTAGCCGTTTCAATCGTGCCATCCGCCAGTTTCGCATAAACTTTTTGGCCGATAGTGGTTACCGTTGCTGACTTGGCCCAAAAGTCGCCCGTTTTGTAAACGGAGACCTGTTGTCCCTGCGGGATGGTCATACTGTTTTTTTCATCCCAGTTCACAAGGGCGGTTCGCTCATTGCGGACAAATCCCAGGATTTCGCCGGTACCGCTGTTGTTGACCAGGCTAGGTTTACTGTCATCACGCCAGGCGAAACGGGCCATCACGGTACCGGTAGAGCCGGCACGGAAACAGCCGCCTAATGATGGCACCACCGCAAAAGCATCATTACAGGAGGCAAAATCACCTTCCCGACCCGGTGCCTGATAAAGCGCTACATTGTTCTGAAAGGCCATAATTTTGCTCCTAAAAACTGGTCAACACGGGACACTGCACTTGAGTCAAAGGCGACTTGAGGTTTACCTTGATTGCCTGTGTTTTTGAGCATCTCCACCATTTTCGGGAGCGCTGAGGGATGAACCCCTTTTGTGTCGATACCATTTTGACTGAGGGTTAATCGGTAGACTTGTTCGGCAGAGTCACAGGCCACTTCACCAATCAGCGGTGAACACAAACGTTCTGCCGCACGAAGCGCTGCAAATTCACGCCGAATTTTGTTCTCTGCCTGTTGGATCAGGATAGCCGCATCGTTAGCGGTTTTTTTATCCTCATCATTATCGTCATTCGTCCTTTTTTCTTTATCCTCCTCGCTTTCGTTATCCTGTTTATCATCCGACGGATCTTCTTTTGTCTCCTCGTCATTCGCTTTTGAGGTCAGTCCATTGATATACTCTGCCACCGTATGAATATCTTCGTCACTGGCATTTGGCAGGCGCTCTTTCAGTCCTGCGATCATTTCATCATCGGTTTTCTTTTCGTCTGCCATTTTTTTTAAATCCTCTGGTTTTGCGTCGTTGACTAGAACATCTGGCCCCGTCCTGCCATCAGGAACAATCGCCAGGTGGTAGGCGTGAATATTGCGCATCACGCCATCATAGGCCTCTCCATCAACGCTGCCCTGCGTCATATCCGGTACGTAGCTGTAGGAGGGCGATAATTCGCGCTGGATATCGGTTTCAATACCCGCTTTTGCTGCTTCATCCCAAATAGAAATCGAAGCGATGAGATAGGGAAATTCAAAACGGATATCATTCATCACGGCACCCACCGCGAGATCGGTGATGGGTTTCGTATTGTTCTCGGCAGGATGCCCCATCAGAACGGGGATACCGTTAAACGTCGGCATGGCTTTTTCCAGCTCTTGCGGGGGGCGATAAAGCTGATATATTTTTCTGGATTCCAGACCCAACTTTTCATAGCCAGGTATTTCAACGCCGTAATAACCGCTAATGTTCGCTTTGCTTATCCGGTTATCACGGACATACATTTTGCCAAATTTGTCCACTTCCCGCGCAGATTTGGCATCCATCGCGAGACCGTCTTTTGTCACTTGCACGTTGTCAATCCTCGAAAGTGGGTAAAACCGGTTCCCAAATACACCCACAATTGATTTTTTCACCTGGCAGGATGTATTCACCGCTAATCAGGCAGCCTTTACGGAGCGAAAATTTCTTGCCCGTGGCTTTTACATGATCAGGCCTTGGGTGTTGCCCTGCGCCGGTATGTCGCCAAATCCCCTCAGTTATCCCCAGCGCATGCTGTCTCACTGCCGCCAAGGCAGAATTCGCTTTTCGGTTCTGGTCACGGGCAATCAATTCCGCCCTTCTGGCAGTTACGCCAAACTGTTGTCCCAATGTTTTTTTAAGCTGAGCTAAATCACCTCCCCGCGAAACAGACTGGAGAACCACGGATTCAACGTTAGTGAAATAGCGTTGGGGGATGGATTTAATTAATGACACGTTCTCCGCCACAATCGCTGTCACCGCATTGTGCATGTCGCGCGTCATTTTGAAATCAATCGCAAACCCCTTATCGACCAGCTGCTTTTTAAGGGGCACATCCACATTACCGGCTGCTCGGTTAACGAAGGTTTTTGCCAGATCGTCGGATAAGGCAGTGAATTTCTTTACCCAGCGGGCAGAAAGCGCGCGGAGCGTATTCCTTATC